GAAGCAAGGCACCTACTCTGTGACCCGCGCTCCAGGTTCCGCGATTACGGCCACCGCTACCTTCTCGGCCAACGGTTCCGGCCCTGAGTTCGGGATCATGCTGACGAGTTTTACGGACACGATTACAGCATCCACATCGGGGACGGCGGTCGATAACTCCGCATCGACTGACTCTGGCGGGTCGTGGATTTACCAAGTCACCGCGCTGAGTGCCGTCGGCGGTAACGCCCGCTGGCATCTGAACACCCAGCACTCCTCGGACAATTCGAACTGGACGGACGCATCGTCGGCGACCGTGACCGCGTCCGATGGGATCGGAGCCGCCAGGGCTACGTTCACCGGGACGCTGAATCGGTACGTCCGGCAGAGGGTCGTGTTAGACGCATCATCTGGGTCGATCACATACGCGATAGCGTTTACGAGGGCATAGGAGGAAATCGTGGCAAAACAGACAGGACTTGGCGACTATCTGGCAGTGGACGACTCCGGCGGTACCGTCAGAGATATCAGTAATGACATCGGAGACTACGGGATCAATATCGCGCAGGAGTTAGTTGAGACGACCGGCCTCGACAAGTCGGCGCGGGAGCGGATCACCGGAATGAGCGACGGCGATGTGTCCCTCAATGGGTTCTTCAATGCGACGAGCAACAAATCGCACGATGTGTTCAAGACCCGCACCGGGACGCGGACGTTCGACCTGCGGATAGGTGGCAACACGTCAGGCTATCCCAAATTAGCGATGGAGATGCAGGTAGCGAGTTACGCGGTCTCGCGGGGATCAGACGGGGCGTTGACCTGGAGCGTAACCCTGAACCTCGCAGACGGTACGGTTCCGGCATGGTCGACAGTCTAGTGGTAGTTCAGCGCATTAACGGGGTCAAGCCCTTCGTCATCCAGCGGCGTCGGGCTATCCTCGTATTCGCCCAGCCGGAGTATGAGGGCATACGCATCGAGGCGCGGCTGGACGTCGATCTGAGGACGTTCCTCGATCTCCAGCAACTCGCGGGCCAATCGGATAATAATCCCGAGGGTCTACGGGCCGCGTTTCGGATGTTCGGTGACCAGATTCTCGACTCCTGGAATCTCCAGGACGAGGACGGAACGGTGCTGTCGGCGGACGCAGAAGGGTTCCTGTCCCTGCCGCCTGCGCTCGGCACCGCGATCCTCGGAGCCTGGAGTGAGGCTGCGACCACGGCGGGGGAAGCCTTAGCCTCGGCATAGCCCGCTGGAAGGCTGTCCGAGGCGGCACGTACCAGGACGGCAGGCCGATCATCAAGCCGACCGAATTAGAATTGGCCGAGATCATCGACGGCATCTGCCAGCGTTATAGCTGCCTGCCGTCTCAGCTATTGGACGAGGATGTAGGGATACTGCGGATGCTGGCAATCGTGAGCGAGGGCAAGGTAGAGGACAAAGCGAGTGGCTAACACCGTCACCATAACGGTCGACGCCGACACAAAAACGGCTGAGAAGAACGTCAAGGGCATGGGGACGAAGTTCCGGTCTGCCATGAAGGGCGTCGCCGTGGCGGCTGGAGGTCTATCGCTGGCCGCTGGAGCGGCGGCTAAACTCGGCCAGGAATATCAGGAGGCGACGAACATAATCGCCGCTGGTACCGGGGCGTCTGGGGAGCAACTTGAAGGGCTGACCCAGAGCTTCAAGGACGTCTGGGGAACCGTCCCACAGGACGCGGCAACGGTTGCGTCGGCAATTGCCGATGTTAATACCGAGATGGGTTTGGAGGGCGCAGCCCTGGAGGACGTGACGAAGGCGTTCTTGGATGTGTCGCGGGCGATGGGCGAGGAAGCAGCCCCGATGATCAAGTCAGTCGCCGACGCTATGCTGGCCTTCGGTGTCCCGGCTTCGGAGACCCGCAGCCAACTCGACAAGCTCACGGCGGTCTCTCAAGCCGTCGGTGTTCCGATGACCAAGCTATCAGATTTGGTCGTCAAATTCGGGCCGCAATTCAAAACAATGGGCCTGGGTTTGGACGAGGCGACGGCGTTAGTCGGTAATTTGGAGGCGGCAGGATTATCTACGTCGAAGATGATGCCGGGGTTAAATACTGCATTTCAGAAGCTAGCTGACGAGGGCGTCACTGATATAGCTGGGGGATTACAAGACGCAATCAAGAATATCCAGAATGCCGGGACAGATGCGGAAGGTCTAGGTCTGGCGATGGATTTGTTTGGGGCGGGAGCGGGTGTTCGGTTCAAGGACGCCATCGACGCGGGCGCATTGACCTTCGACGGCCCCGGTGGATTATTAGAGGCAATGGCGAACTCCGAGGGCAAGGTGGCCGAACTCGGAGCAACCACCCTGACGATGAGCGACAAGTTCGACACTATGAAGAACAAGGTCAAGGGTACGCTGGCTCCTATTGGAAACTTCGCGACGGCCCTCGGCCCGATGGTCATAATGATTCCGGCCCTGACGACCGGCATCTCCGCAATGGCGGCATCCCAAACGATAGCGACGGCGGCGACGTGGCTCCAGACGACGGCGATGGCGGCGTTGAACCTGGCAATGGGGCCTGTGGGATTGATCATAATCGCCGTGGTTCTGGCAATCGCTGGAATTGTCCTCGCAATTAAGAACTGGGATAAGGTGACCGCCGCATTCTCAAAGGTCTGGGACACGGTCTGGGGTACGATTAAACGAGTCTTTGAGCCGGTCGTTAATTTCATCAAGGGCGTGATCGACGGGCCGTTCGGCTGGCTCCTCCCAGGCGGGGTGCTGATCAAAGGGCTGCTATTCCTCAAAGACAATTGGGACACGATCTGGAACGGCATGAAGGCTACGGTCAGCCTCGTCGTCGACGGGATCAAGGGTTACGTGAATCTCCTGATCTCTGCCTTGAATCTGATGATCCGAGGCGCGAATATGATCAGCATCAAGGTGCCGTCGTGGGTTCCCGGTATCGGCGGGAAAGGCTTCTCGCTCAACATCCCAGAAATACCCTCACTAGCAGCGGGCGGGATCGTAACGTCGCCGACCCTGGCGATGATCGGAGAGCGCGGGCCGGAGGCAGTCGTGCCTCTGGGGCGTGGAGGTGGAATGGGCGGGATCACGATCAACATCCTCGGCCCGACGTACGGGTTCGACGATTTCGAGGAGCGGGTGACCGAGGCTATACAGGACGGCGTTCGCCGGGGCGGGTTCGGCGGCATCCTAGCGACCGCATAGAGGTAGAACATGGCAAACGAACTCAAGCATGGCTCCGTCGGAACCGAACTGACGCAGGCCGAATGGGAAGCAGTTGGGGCGCACGTCGTCGCCAATCAAGCTGTCGGCGATATTATCTATGCGTCGACTACCGCGCAGTTGAGGAGGTTGGGGGCCGGTTCCACGAATGATGTCCTGCGGATCACTGGTGGCCTGCCCGACTGGCAAGCGACCACCTTTATCACATCACTCGGCACCATCGCGACCGGGGTCTGGCAGGCCACTGATGTTGGGGTAGCGTATGGCGGGACGGGGGTCTCCACCCTGACCGCGAACGGCGTCCTCGTCGGCAATGGTGCCTCCGCTATCGGGTCGATAGACATGTCGACGAAGGGCCATGTGCTGATCGGGGACGGCTCCGGTAATCCTCAGATGCTCGGTGTCGGGACTAACAACCACGTTATGACAGCCGACTCAGGAGAGACGACCGGGGTGAAGTGGGCGGCTCCGGCTGCGGCTGCGGCGGGGAGCCTGACGGGATCGACCCTGGCGTCTGGCGTCGTGACGACCTCCGCAACGACTGTTGGAATCCTAAACGGCGGCTCCATTACAAGCGGATTCGGCAACATCGACGTTGGGGCGTCCAGCATTGCAGCGGGGTCATTCGACGCCTCAGATGGCAACATCACCAACGTCGGGGATATTGCGCTCGACTCGCTCTCTGCCGACAGCACGAATATCATCGTCAACGGAGCGATTGACGTCCAGGCGGGATACGCTAACGGCGGCGGCGCACCCTATGACGGCGTCGTTGACGTCGGCAATGGTGGGAATTGGGCCACCCTCCAGGCGGGCGACGACGCCCTTGATGGGGGCAGCTATACGATGCTGGTCAAGTCCGGCACCTATGCCGCCGGGATGACCGTCTCTACGGATAACGCTTTGATCGTGGTGGAACCGGGGACGGTGATCGAGGCCGCCATCACCATCTCCGGCGATGATGTAACCCTGAGAC